CCTGCGGGCTACCACGCGCAACATTCGTGGGGCGGGGCGCTCTCGGTCACGTCGTCGGCCTGGGTGCAATTCGCGTTCTCGGGTTACGCCAAGAAATACCCCGAGTCCTATTACCAACCGGTCGGCTCCTGCAATGGGATCACGAACGGCACGGTTTACTTCGATGACGTCTCGTTGAATGAAGGGACGGGCTCGACCTTTGCCGCGGCGAATTCTCTCGAGGTTGTCGTTGCGACGGGCAAGCCGGGCAACGTCTTCTATTCAAACGAATCCTTGCTCGGCACGATCCGGGCGTACAACACGACCGGCTCCGCAATCACCAATCAGGAATGGAATTACGAAATCCGCGACGACCTGTTGCGGGTCGTGTCTGCGGGGACACTGCCGCTCTCGGCCTCCGCGAATTCCGGCACCACGACGGCGTTTTCGTTTGCGACCGGCAACCGTTCCGGCTTCTTCACGCTCCGATACTGGCGGGAAGGCCACGATCAAACCGACCGGGAGCTGGCGTACAGCATCATTCCGAATTACGCGGTCGGGCCAGGCGTCGATCCGTCTTCCGCGATGTGTGTTCACGCGACCACCTACCCGCATCAGCTGGTCGTCCAGCAACGCCTCGGATTCAAAACTCTTCGCGCGTTGAGTCCCACGGGGTTCTTCCGATGGGAAGCGGCCGAGCCAACGGAAGGGGGTTTCCGTTATTTCGATTCCTCGATCGCGGCAGCGCAGGCGGCGGGCTTTACCATCATGGGCGTGCTCGGTAGCGAGTGCTCGGGCGGCGGGTGTTCGTCCGGACTGCCCACTTATGGCGACGATGGAACCGGCAAGCCGGATCTCACGAAGTGGGCGACGTTCGTTTCGACGATCGTCAACCACTACAAGAACACGGTGAAGCTCTGGGAAGTCTGGAATGAGCCCTCGTATACGGCCTCGTTCTACGCGGATCTCCTCGAGGTCACGATCGACGCGATACAAGCGAACGACTTGGACGACACCACCATCATTGCGATGGGCGGGCGGCCGGCCTCGTTTATGACGAACGTGTTCGCGGCACTCCAGCCCGCATATCTGACGAAGTTCACGGTCGCGTCCACGCACAACTACTTCGGCGGGTATCCTCCGGAAAACCTAATCGCGATCGTCGACACCTACGGCTACGAAATCCGCAACACCGAATCCGGAGTGTTCGATTACGGCTCGTACTTCGGTCCTAACGCACAGTGGTACTCTCCCGGAAAAGCGATTTACCCATACAACGATGCGGCCCGGTTCTATACCGGACTGGCCACGAGTCCCACGCAGATTGCAGAGATTTTCGCGCGGACCCTCTCGTCGAAGCAGTCGCAGTACTGCCTGTATGACACCCGCACGGTCGGCCCGGACTCACGCAACATTCAGTCGCAAGCGTCCACCTCGGGCCTGGAATTCGATAACAGTCCCTCGGCGAAGCTCGTGGCTCTCGCGATCGGTGGCTCGTTTCTGGATCACGCCACACGCTTAGGGAACAAGAGTCCGGCCAGCAATAGCCAGTTCTTGGAATTTCAGCAAGCCTCGGGTGTGCCGGTGGCGGTCCTGTTCTCCTCCGACTATCTGCCGCGGCAGGTGACGTTGAGCGGGACAGCCAGCGAATATCTGCTCTATGACCGGTTCCGCAACCCAATCGCGTTTACAGGAACGGTCATTCCTTACGGGCGCAACCCGGTCTATTTGGTCGGCAACGGGATCTCGGGAACCACGTTGGGCACGCGGCTATCGGCTGGCGTGATTGCCTCACGCATGGATACCGCTGCGCCAAATGTGGTCATCGTGGACGGCCCGCGGGAAGCGACCACGGGCGACAACATCCGGATCCGCTGGATTGGGATGGACGATCAGTCGGTGCCGAATCTGGGCGAGGTCAACGTCGAGCAAGGCGCCCCGGTCGAACAAGCCAACCCTTCGGCGATTCTCTATTCCTACTGTCTCGAAACCGGCAGCGGTTGCACGTTCGGCAATTGGCTTCAGGACACGTTCGTCGATTACTCCTCGATCAGTTCCATGACCGGATATTTTCGCGTGCGGGCGAAAGACGTTGCGGGGAACGTCTCCGCGACGGTGAGCCTTTGCGTCGGCCCGAATTGTGCGGCCACGCCTCCCCCGCAGGACAGCGACACGACAGCGCCGGTACCGGGTAACAGTGGAACGCTCACCATTACACGGCTGACCACCAAGAGCGTGCGGCTCAACTGGACCGCGGCTACGGATAACGTGACGTCCGTTGCGAATTTGCAGTACGCGGTCTATCGCTCGACCAAACGCGTGACATCCCTGGCGGGCGCGGAAGCCTCCACGCTGATTGCCAATTATGCGAACAACATCACGACGTATACGGCCACGGGACTCAATTCAAAGAGCACTTATTACTTTTCTGTTGTGGTGCGGGATGAAGCCGGAAACAAAGCGGTCTATCAATTCGCGCTGCGTGCCGGCAGTCGCACGACCACGGTAACGGCGGAACCGAATACCGGATTTAACACGACGACCGAATCGGGGACGTTCAAGAAGCAACCCGAGCCGCGGAAGTAGGAACACATGGCCAGCAAAACGGAAATCGTCAATCTCGCGCTCCTGCGCATCGGTCAAAACACGCCACTCGTCGACGTCGACACCGATGACAACGCGGTCTCGCGGGCCGCACTCACGCTGTGGGATATCGAGCGGCTAAAGTTATTGCGCGGGTTCCGTTGGCCGTTTGCGAAAAAGTACCTCGTTCTGGAATTGGTCGACGGCGACATTGACGACCCGGCGAATACCGATTGGGTGTACGCGTACACCTATCCGGTCGATTGCGTGTTTGCCCGGCGCGTCCTGAAAGACGAAGGGCGCGAGGACGATTCCCCGCCACCGTTTGAACGGGGCCGCAGCGACGACGGCGACCCGCTGATTTTCACCAATCAGACGGATGCAGAACTCGAGTACACCGTCGACGTCACCGACCCCGCAGAGTTTGACCCGTCGTTCGTCTCCATGCTCGCGTGGAAGTTGGGCGAGGGGCTGGCGTTGGGTCACTCGCGCCTCGAGAACGCGCAGAAGATTTGCCAGGAGGGCTATGCCGCCGATCGTGCGGAAGCGCAATCGCGGGGGCTTCAGGAAGCGGAATACTCGATCTCCTCGGGACAAGCGGACTTCCGGGTAAGAGAACTTTTCAACCTCGCGTTGAGCCGCATCGGCATCGCGCGAAATGTCGTCGTGGCCGATCCCGAATTGCAGTTTGCGCAGCTCTGGCCACGCGTGAACTTCCCACAAGAGCGCGATTACGTGTTGCGGTGTTTCCATTGGCCCTTTGCCACGAAGTACGCCACGGCCGGCTTAATCGATGGGCGGAACGTCACGGCGGATCGAACCGACCGCGCGAATGACGATTGGGTCTATGTCTACCGGCAACCCTCCGACTGCTTGAACGTCCGACGCCTCACGATCCAGGGACTGCGGCAGCGTGGCCACAATCCGCCCCCGTTCGATGTGGGGCGCGGCTACGCATGGGAGAACGACACCGAAGAAACGTTGACGCTGACCAGCGTGACCGGCTGGACGCCGGACGATGAAATCACCATCACGGCGAGTGCGGACCTGTTCGCGGATTCCGATGTCGGCAGCGCCATTCAACTCGTCGACGGCGAAGACGTCGCCACGATCACAATTACCGAGTTTGTCTCGGCAACGGAAGTGATTGGATTCTCCGACGTCGACGTGCCGGTCTCGCTTCAGGAAACAGCCATCACGACATGGTCCCTTGTCTATGACGGCGCGTTGATCTACACCGACCAGCCCGATGCCCGAATTGCCTACACTGCCCGCATTGAAGACGTCGCGGCGTTTGATCCGATGTTCCGCTCGGCGCTCGCGTGGAGACTCGCGTCACTCCTGGCGCCCTCGATCGCGCAAACCAAAAACGACAAGGCCGTCGTGCAGCGGTGTGAAGTGATGTACCTCAACGACCTGGTGCGGGCGGAAGCCATTGCGGCCAACGAAAGCCAGAAAGACAAACCGCGGGAAGCGGAATGGATTCAGGCGCGGAGCGGCATCTGTAACGACCAACCACCCGGTATGACTTTTCAGGACTGGAACCGGCCCTAATGCAACGTTCGTTTAGCTTTGGCGAGATCGCGACCACGCTCTACGGCGGGGCGGATCCGCGCGTCTATCAGAACGCGCTGGCCCGTTGTCGCAACTTCATGGTCATGCGGCACGGTGGGGTGTGCAACCGGCCCGGTACGCAGTTCATCGCGGAAGTTAAAGACTCGACCAAGCGAACGTGGCTCCTCTCGTTCATCTTCTCGGATGAGGACGGGTTCATCATCGAAGCCGGTCATCAGTACTTCCGGCTCTACCACGATGGCGGACAAGTCACGGTCGGGAATCCGGACTCGTGGACGGACGCAACTCCGTACCTGCAAGGCGACCTCGTCGAAAACGACGGCCTGAACTACTACGCGATTCAGGCGCACACCTCGAATGCGGCGAACGATGAGCCGGGCGCTGGAACCAATTGGGAAGACTTCTGGTATCCGCAACCGGGCAACATCCTCGAAATCCCGACACCCTACGCGACCGAACATCTTGAGAAGTTGCAATGGAAGCAAGACGGGGACGTGCTCACCCTGACGCACCGGCTGTATCCGCCGTATGAATTGGTCCGCTTTCCTACGCGGTGGGTCTTGCGCATCATCTCGACGGCGCCGAGTATCGATCCTCCGGAGAATGTTGTCGGATCGGCCTCCGATGAATCGGGCGAGTCCGGCCCGACCCTCGAGTACAAGTACGTCGTCACGGCCGTCAAAGCGGAAACTTACGAAGAGTCGTTGCCTTCCGATCCGGTCTCCGTGGTGGGCATTGGCGAACCGACACCCGAGGAGCCGCATGTCATCAGTTGGGACGCGGTCACGGGCGCGGTGGAGTACAACGTCTATTGTGATTTGGCCGATAACGGGACCTTCGGGTTCATCGGTGTGGCCACCGGACAGACTACCTTTAACAACATCGGCTATCCTCCGGACCTCTCGCTGACACCTCCGATTGAGCGGACGCTGTTTGATACTGCGGACAATTACCCGGCGACGGCGACCACGTATCAGCAACGGCGCGTCTTCGCGTCAACGAATACGGACAAGTCCACGGCGTGGACCTCGCGCACCGGATTCCTAAAAAACTTTTCGATCCGCTCACCCTTGCAGGAGGATGACGCGGTCACGTTTACGGTGGTCGGCCGGCGTATCTCGGAAATCCGGCATGCGATCGAAGCGGGTAAGCTGGTCCTGCTGACGGCCTCCGGAGAATGCGTGGTGTTCGGCAACGTCGACGGCGTGCTGACTCCGTTCGCGATCAACGCCAAGCATCAGAGCTATTACGGCACGGACTACGTCATGCCGGTCGTGGTCGGCAACACGATCATCTTCGTTCAAGTGCGTGGGCGGGCGTTACGCGACCTCGAATTCTCCGACACCGTCGACGGCTATCGCGGGCGCGACTTGCAGTTGTACGCCTCGCACCTGACCGAAACCCACGTCAT